ATCAGACGTTTTAATTTGCCCTGGGCAATCTTGTTAAACTTCTCGCCTATTATCTTATGATGTCGCCCTTCTATAAACTCTGGCCAAAGATGTTTTACATAGCTGATAAAGTCGCCTTGGCACTTATCTTGTAATTCTATCTGGTCATATCTATTTAAAAGCGCAACAGCTTCTGTTTTGTCTTGTTGTGACAGAACATCAAAATCTTTCAGTGAGATTTCAGGCATATCTTAGGATTAAACCTCGTGCCAAGGTTCGTTTTTCCACAGCAATCCTTCGGCTTCACGTCGGCGTATTAAGCCCTGGAGCGTCTGGCCTCCGGCTTTGTTCCACCTCTTCATTTCGCTGGGTACTCTGTCATGCTGGCCTTCGTTTAAAACGCGAAGCATGGTTGAGCTGCGAAGATTGGAACCACCCAAGTTAAACGTCCAGGCTACTAACGAGTCAAATTGATTCTGCGAAAGCGGCACTTTTACCGATTTATTTACTTCTTCTTCAAACAACGCCACATCTTCTAGCAACAAAGCATCTGCTCGTTGTTGTGATATTTCCATATCCATGCTTACGCCATCTGTAGAACCGTATCCGATCGTAGGCACGCCCGCGGCACACTTATATGCTTTTAGTTCGCACCCTTCAAATTTTTTTATTAACGCAAGACCCTCTTGCGATATTACTCTAAAATCATCCATATTATTCTCCCCATGTTCCGTCATCTCTGACTTTTGCTTTCTTTGTACCACCCCAATAAGGAGCAGCCAAACCTTCTTCAATAAGTTTTGCGCATACATCGTTACCCTCGCTGTCGTATGGAATGGCAAGTAACCTTCCATATTTACCACGGCCTAACGACTTTATTTTTATATTGCCCGTTAACAATTCTTTTAATCTAGCTTTTGCCTGAAGGCCAAGTTCTTTTTCCCTGGTTCTCTCTGGTTGTCTTTTGGTATTGACCCTAGATTCTGGACAATCAATTCCAGCCATTCTAACTGATTGATTGGCTAATTTGACTTTGAAACCTAAATCTATCTCACTTAATACAAAACCGTCACCGTCAATTACTCTCTCTAGAGTAGCGTTATAAACAAAAGCATCTGGTGCATTACTCATTATCATTCTCCGTTTCTACAGCAGCTTCTTTATCTTGCTCCCTATAGTATTCTATTATTGCTAAAACATTTGTTATGTACCTTTTCAGCTCAGCCATGTTCATGCTAAGCGACTCATATCCCTGGGTGCTAAGAGCATAGTAAGCCTCTGGTGGTGCCTTTCCTTCTTCTACTAATGCTAAATACTCAGCCATTAGCTCTGGTGTAAGAACCCTCCATGTCAGATCTTGCATATTTACCTCAAGCGGCATCGGAGGGTGGTACATTGGTGCGGGCAAAGTAATTGTTTTCACTTCGACCGGTGGTGTACTAGGCAGCAGAGAGCAGCTGCACATGAAAAAAGTAAGGCTAATTAGTAGTAGGTTTTTCATCAAACATATTTGGGTTTGTTAAGGCCACAAAGTCTTGTCCGACTTGCTTGGTACCTTTGTTGATTATTTTTTCGATTAATCCAGGTTTGGCTAGTGCCAGGTTTCCCAGGCTGTGTCTTTGGAAGGTATTTCTGAGCTGGTTTACTTCACGCATCGATTCTTGATTTTGTGCGGCCAGGGCATTGATCTGCTCAGATGTTTCTTTTTGCTTAGCGAGGTAGTTATCAATGGATGCGTTTTGTTCTTCAATCTTGCCCTCTAAAATAATAGAGTTAGCCTTTAATGTGGCTATCTCGTTTGCTTGATACTTAATGTAAAAAGCAGATCCACCAGAGACTACAATTAAGAGGCCGGTGGCAATGATTGCAAGTTTGAATCCCATGTATACACCCTCAGTTTACTTTCCTTACCCTTTACTTTAATCGGTTCTAGTTCTTTTAGCAAATATTTGCAAGCTTTTGCACATTCGTACCCAATGATTATATCAACACCAGCTTCCTTTGTGGCAGACTCATACCTGGCAGCTTCGTTAACACAGTTGCCGATCGCCGTGTAATCAAACCTGGTTGAGCTACCCATATTTCCTACACAGGCGGATCCGGATTGGAGGCCCACGCCTATTGCAATTTCTTGTTCCATCGTTTCATTAAGTTCTTTGATTCGTTCCTGGATTCTAACCGCAGCTTCTATAGCTCTGTCTTCATGCTTGGGTAGATCTAAAGGTGCCGAAAAGATGCCAAAACAGGCATCGCCGATAAACTTGTCAATCATTCCGCCTGAACGCTGTATTTCCTCTACCTGGATGGTTAGGGTGGTGTTCATTATGTGTGCTACTTCTTGTGGAGTCATTTTTTCACTCATAGACGTAAAACCACGCAAATCTGTAAACAAAAACGTGCAATATCGCAATTCACCACCTAATTTAAGCAAATCTGGCTGTTTTTGAAGCTGTTTGACCTGTCTAGGGTCCAAATAATGCTCAAATTGCTTCTTAATCTGCTGTCTAAGCTTAAATTGTTGCCTAAAATTAAGATAAAACGCCGTAGAAGCTGTCAAAAACTGTGAAATCAAGGCCCAGCTTACGTCTATAAGGACCCCTTGCTGTATAAGGTACACTCCACTGTACCCTGTAAGGGCAAAAACGACGGCAAAAGCACTTACACCCAGGGTTATGCCTAAATTAAGCACCAGGAACCAAGTTAAGGCCACTGTGAGCAATAATATGGCCAACTCAGCTGCTAATGCGTAACCTGGCACATACGGGCTGTTTTGTATCAAGATACTTTCTGCCAGGGCTGCCTGTATTTGGTGTGGGTATTTATAACCAGCACTTGTTGCTAGTTGTGGCATGATGCCTTTGGCCGTAAAACCAACAAAAACAAACTTACCGGCCACGTTCATCTCTGCCAGATCGGTTTCTGGAGTATTCACAAAACTTATCCACTTACGTCCTAATGGGTCTACTTTGACCGGATCAAGACCTTTTACCCTTATTTCTTCTATACCATTATCACTGGTATTTATAATGTAAGTGTCTGCCTCTGCCAGTATTTTTAAGACTTCAGTACCAAATGCGGGCACCCATCCATCTGGTGTACGCAACAATAAAGGTAGTCTTCTTACTAATGAGTCTATCTCTGGCCTGGCAACAGCAATACCCTGGCTGGCGTTTTGTTTTAAGATCTCAATGTTTTGTATAACACCTTGTGCAGCGATACCACCAACATCATCGCCTAATATAACCGTACCTGTTGTCGGAGGATAATCACCGCTGTCGTTTTCAAACATAGCCAGGACACTGGGACCGTATGAAAGGGCTTCTGCAAACTGAGCATCGCCACCGAAACGGTCTGGCTGCGGAAACGCAATAACGTATCCAACGCCCATAGCGCCTTCATTTAGTAAGTCTACCTGTATCCTGGCTAGGGTTTGTCTGCTGAGAGGGTAGCCACCCTCTTTTTCTATATCGGCTTCTGTTATGTTCAGCGTTGTAAAGTAGCCACTAGGTTCTTGTTCTACAACAAGCGAGTCAAACGTCTTGAGTTTTAATATTTCGTAAGGCGCTATCTCGTAAATTATTGGAGCACTTAGCAGCGCTAATAAAAGTACCAAGATCCATTTTTTCATTATTGTTGTGTAATACTAATAGTCTTAGTGCAATTGCTTACACAGTCAAATGTAACCGAATAGGCTTGGTTGTTAACGCCTTTTTGTATTACGTTGACGTTGTAGTCATCGGTGTAAAACTTCATGTTAGCCGAGTGAGATCCGTTGCCTTGTTGTGTCAAGACTACTTGACCATTATCAGCATCGTTATACCAAAAAATATCTGCGTCTTTATTGCCAGATCCTTTTTGTATTACCCTGGTTGAATTATTGTCTGCTTGATTGGCGTTAAAGACATACACATTATGATTGCCAGTTCCTTCTTGAGTGCTCCAGATGTCTGAATTATCTGCAAACGTCTGAAACTTAGCGTACATATCGTCACCGGTTTGTTCTATCTTGTAAACATTGTTATTCCCAGAACCTAGAATCAAAGCGTCGTTGTCGTTGCCTGTTTGGATGAT